GTCACCGATACCCCAGTTGTCACCGATACCCCAGTTGTCACCGATACCCCAGTTGCCACCGATACCCCAGTTGTCACAGATACCCCAAATACCTCAGATACTCCAAACACCAAGAAACCCCGTGTTTCCAAGAAGAAGTAAATTGTTTATTTATTGTAATTTGTAGTTAACATTTTCTTAATTTAGGATTAATACACAACAAATTATTCATCACACTAAATGGGAGTGAGCCGTTTCCATTCACTAATCTCTGATATACGAAATGATCCCGAATGCTTGTATCATTCAACGGTACAGGATACAACAATTTACTTAGATGGACATGGTAATCATTATTACATGCGCGTGATAAGATTGGTTTGCGGAAATCAAACTCAATTAGAGTCATTCCAAGTGCCCACAAATCAGCCTTCATTGGATCATTCATTTCGAAGAAGGAATATTCTGGACCACGATACCATTCAGTATGTGCAACAAAAACTTCTACTTTACCCGGTTGAACCGGACCAGATAGAGAGAAATCAATGAGAACAACTCCTCGCTGTGGGGTCAGCATAATATTTTCCGGTTTAATATCGCGATGAACAAAACTGTTATTGTGCAAATGCGAAATTGCGGCAATCATCTCATTCATCAATCGAATGCGGTCTGAAATTGGATCAGTGCTGTAAATTAAACTAGCTAGATGTCGTTCATATACTGGCATGCAAACGTAAGTGCCATGGGGAGTACTTTCAGCTGAAAAAATTTCTGCAATATTTGGATGAGTGATTCGTTCCTTTGCAAACCGTACTTCATTCTCACCTTCAGCGTCGAATGAATTTGTCAAATATTTCACGACAACTCGTTTTGATACGGATCCCTTTATATTTATTGTTCCTTTGTAAATTTTAGAGTGACCACCACATGTGAACGGAATACAATCCGTTATTACTGCATCAGTTAGTACTATAATCTCCGATACATATGAATTATTCTGCATGTTTTTGTATTGTAATAAATAAAGAGATGTTTGGGTTTGAATACATATACCAGATGGATCGCATGGCAAAAACTGCCATTATACTTGGCATTTTTATTATTGTCGGTCTTGCGACTCGTAACTGGAGTGGTGAGACTGACATGGAAAAAATCCAGTTAGATGAAGACATCTCACATAAATTTAAAGGGCCAAATGTTGGCAAAAAAATTAGAGCTGCTGGTAAGTTTGATAATATTAATATTAAAGGTACTGATGCATTAGAAGACTCAATTGACTATTGTGCAAACACATGTTTAGGAAACATTAAATGTGGCGGATTTAACTATATAGGAAACAAGTGCGAATTTATAACAGGGGAATTAACAACTCCAGTAGAGTCAATTGATGAGGATGGGGCAGTCTCATTTATTAAAACATGGCTTTAGGCAGACTCCTTCTTCTTAGTATCAGCATCTGGCTTGTATGCGAGAAGGAAAGCGAGTAGCTTGGCCTCATCTGACGCATCAGTGACCGACGCAATGTCCTCGAATGCCTCATCAATAATGTCAACGCCATCATCACCGCCACAAGCAAACTTGAGGGTAAGGTTTGCACCGGTGATACGAATGCTGTTCTGCTTGCGACGAAGGGTGCAACCTAGCTTAGCCGCTTCGGAAATTACATCAACCGCAAAGTGGTTTACGCAATCACCAGTGCGGAGAATGCGACGACCCTCGTTAATGGATAGCGAGAAATCGAAAAGAACATCCTCGTCATCTTCAGATTCCGAATAATCAGACTCCTGCTCCGAGTCGGACGTCTCAGTCGAGGCATCCGACATGTACTCGTCCTCGTCCTTCTTGGCGCGCTTAAGTTCTTCAGTTGGCTGTGGCTTGCGTGGGGCGTCCTTAACTAGCGTCGACATATGTATAGTAGTGGTATTTAAGCTTCTTGTTTCTATATACAATATAAAAAAGCAATCTGATTTCTGTCAGATTTATATCAATAATTTTTAGTGCATTGTTATATACAGTTATTTTTTGCACTGGCATATACCATACTCATTTGTACGTATATAGATACCAAATAATCTATATGTATACAAAAAAGATTGCAACGTTGATTGATGAAGCAAAAAAACTTCATAAACAAGGTACCCCTGTCGAGATCGAGGTACGGATTGGGCACATCGATAATGGTAATTTTAAAGCCGGAGTACCGCGTGGTAGATACAATATGATGATGGGATGGCTTGAACAATCCAATCTATCAACTGGTAATTGGACACGAAGCATCGCACACTTTACTGGCAAGCATGAGAGATGTATTATTACCAAGGATCCACCTGGGTCAGTCAAAAATATCGAACTAGTTGAAAAGAAACCAGTTGGGGTTATATTGCTATCAAGCAATCATCCAGAAGGGATTGCTCTTCGTTTCTGTGTATATACCGAAAAACCATTGCCAATCAAGGGCACAACTCCAGTTGGTGGTATTGTCCGGTATCGCCAACGCAAAAGCTATGGTCTCAACTCCAAGGGGTATGATAGTACATTTTCAATTGATTTTACTCAGGTATGGCAAGGAACATCGGAACGCAATGCAAAAGAATTACATAGACAAAGCAAAGACACTCGTTTCGAAATTGAACTGGAACTAACTAACAGTACATATATGGAAGAAATGACAAGTAGTTACCTAGCTGATTCAATTATTGGTAAGTGCAAGTCGCTTTTTCAACCAGAGATGGAAGTAGGGACGGTGTTTGATCTAACTATTGTATAATTATATAGTATATAGTATATAGTATATAGTATAAATATGTATCTATTATCATCGCTTGTATTTTCACAAACGCCAGTACCACATATTATACATGGCATTGATACTGACATTTCAGAATACGCATCTAGTGTATCCATGCAAACACTTGGGCAGCATTTTTGTGGGGCAATACTCATTTCCGAATATTATGCACTATCGGCGGCACACTGCTTTGATACTCTAGATTTTTCTGGAGTTGTTATGGTAGGAGGCAAAACAAATCTTGATTCAAATGGAGGTAAGTCGGTGTTTGTTGAAAGTGCATATTTACATGCGTCATATGATTCGAATCGCATTACACATGATATTGCTGTTATTCGTATAGATTCTCCCCTTACGTTTGAATTTGCTGATTTTACAGGTACAAGTCTTGCTGTAAATGAAGATGTTACATCCGTTGGATGGGGGCTTACTTCACCAAACGGAAAAACATCCAAAATATTACAATCTACCGAGCAACTGGTATATGCAGATAATTCGTGCTCTGCTGGAATAATTGGGTCAGTTATATGTACAAAAAGTCCAACTCTAGATACGACAACGTGTAATGGGGACTCGGGCGGTGGATTATATGATATATCTAATAAGATTGCTGGTGTATTGTCATATGGGTATGAAGGGTGTCCAAGCGATGGCATTTCTGCATATACTGATGTCTCATATTATAAAGATTTTGTGTGTTGTTATTCCAGAAACACTGCAGTGTTTGATAACACACAATGTAACATTGATTTAGATACATGTCAAGCGGCAAATCCAGCAGTTCTTATTGTATCATATGCAAATCTTATTTTCCTATTTCCGGTGTTAGCGGGTGCGTTTGCGCTATTAATGGGGACACGTTATGCATGGGGGGAATATAAAAGATATTCGATGAAGGCATAAAATTTATTACACAAATCAGATTTTTGATTTGTACATATAAAGCAAGAACATGGGACGTTTCTCTATCGACCAGGCCATTCTTGACCTCGAATGGGAGATTGCAAACCACGTTCAGATGAACATTAACGCTCTTCGTTCCACAATGTCTCTACGTTATAACGTAGGTGTTCGTGACGATAGTCGCCTAGCTTACAATTGGGCAATTGGCACGGTACGTGCACCAATTGAGGAAATCATGGAGGAACTTGCATTCATCCAGTGGCTATCGTCGCACACAAACTACCAGCAGGTTTGTGAGGATGGACTGCGTTCCATTGCGAATGAAATTAAGCACAAATATCCAGATATTAGCTGGTCCAAAGTTTGGACTATTGTCCGTGGCATTGGCCCGGATCTTATTAAATATACCCTAGTTGATAAGTATAGTGGGGGCATTCCTGACCTAACTAAGATTAACGCGTAAGCATTTCATTATTTTTTCACGCGAGTAATATAAACTAACCATTATAAAGAGTGATGCAAAAAGTTGAACCAGATGGCATTTAAAATACAAAACCTCATGTAAACTTATCAATCATAAGATTATGCAAGTGAGCAGACATTGCTCCAGTGATTAGTTCCATGTCCTGCTCTAGTATACTAAGTGTAAGTTGATCTTTAAATGTGTTCACTAGATTTTTAAATAGATCTTCTATTTTTTCAATCATCTTGTTTGATTTTTTCACATCTTCGTCGTCTAAAGTCACTGTCATAAACTCAGATAGTTTTGTAATGCATGTTTTAAGTTGTTTAAACTTTTCTTCAGTATAATTTTCTTCACGTTTTAATACCATGTACACACGATGTAGCGCATGTGCCATTGTATAGTCATACATTATAGGAAGTAAAACTTCAATATCAATGTCCTCGTCGAATGCAGGCAGAGCATGTCCAGAGGTTCGAATGGACTTTGCAACAAATGCAATCCCATATACACCAGCTGCTGCTGATGCGGTTTTGATTATATTTTTTGTTAAGGGTTTAAGTGAGTTCCAATTTGACATTTAATATATACATTACACAATTACAATCTGATTACTTTCTAGCTTTCTTTACTTTGGGTGCATCCTCATCTAGTGGAGTGAGACGCTCTACGATATAATCATCTACTTCTTTGCGAAGGGCATTTAAATCAGTAGTCCACATCTTATTTGCCGTAGTTTCACGAAGGGCATCAATATCAGATGAAATAGTGCGGATCTGATTACGTAGTTTCTCTACATTGTCGGTTGTAAGTTGACCGGTAGAAATATCATCTGTTAGATACCGAAATGAGTTATTAGACCGCGTGTATCCATTCTGTGCAAGGTACTCATTTAGAGAAGTAGTACTCATCTTTCCAATCTTAATCTTACCCTCAATAAATTCCATGATGTACCTGATTTTATTGTTTAGAATATCCATCCTGTGAGACGCCTTTTCAATCTGAGAAATACGAGACGCCTCATATAACTTAAGCCGCTCTCGTGCATGTTCCTGGATCACTTGGTTTGGTCCGGAATAATGAGTGATCTTATTTTTTGCATTGTACATCCACATCCGATTAGTTGGGATCTTGATAGATAGTTTTAATGTAGATACTGGATCAGCAATTGGTGCTACCAGATTCAATTTGATGGTTACGCTATCCGGTCCCAGGTTCTTCTCATAGTTTCTAATTGTATCGGGAATAAGATCCTGGATACTCTCGATCCAGTCCTCAGTTGCCTTTCCAATTGGTAGTTCATTAATTGTAATTGCATTTCCATTTACTTCATATGTACCAATGGAATTAAATCCGTCAGTTGTCTCCTCCATCTTGCCATTATATCCAACATACCAAGGTACCCACTTGGCAGTACTTAGTTCACCACCACTCGCCATACGCTTGCATGCATCGATAACTTCAAGTGGGTTGTATTGCGGAACATCACACTTCCATCCAGTACCAATTCCATTCGCGCCATTTACAAGTACGATGGGAATTACTGGAATGTACACAGTTGGTTCAACCTTTTTGTTCTCATCCACATTGTATGTAAGGACATCATTGTCATCCGATTTGATTAACCGAGGAAGGAATGACGAAATATGAGTAAAGATATAACGAGGAGCCGCGGCGCTATTGCGAGCATGACGGGAACCAAACTGACCACTTGGGTATAGCAGTGGTAGATTATGCGAACCCGTGTATGTTGCAGCCATACCAATAATCGTATTTGCAAGAGAAACCTCACCATGGTGATACTGCGTAACCTGGGCGGCAGTACCCGCCATCTGTGCGACCTTTGCCTCAGTCTTTCCTACGTGATTGAGGGCATAGAATACAACCTTACGCTGTCCTGCCTTTTGTCCATCAAGCATCTTGGGAATGGAACGAAGATTATCCGAATTCGAAAAGTGCATAAGGTCGTCATAAATAAATCGCTCAATTGTAGTAGAAGATGCCGAATAATCAATGCTGGCATCAGGGTTATACCGATTGGCTAGGTACTCCCTGCGTTCTGCGCTCATCTTTGCGTCAAAAGCAAGCTTTACTGCGTCCTTAGACGGCTGCCCATTGTTGGTGATGGCGATAACATTCTTATCCCACTCAGTAAAGTACTGCTTTGCGTCCTTATTGGTAGAAGTACCCAGACCCTTGTAATACTTTACAGATGCATTCTTTGCCTCGGGGTGCTTGTTAGTGTAATCACGATATTCCGCATCGGTATAAAACACTTTCCCAACATGCTTACCGCTTGTAATCTTAAGAATAGGAGTCGCGAACCTTTTGATGTAATCGGGAAACACCTCAAGTAAACTCGGAACAAGAGTCATGATGAGTTGAATACATAGTCCAGAAATATGGCTGCCGTCAACATCCTGGTCAGTAAACAGAACAAGGTGACGATATGGAAGCGCGCGAGCAGAGGCAAGATCATACTTTTTATATGGCGTAATTCCAAGAATTTGAATTAGTTCGGAAATCTCCTTGTTTGCCGCAAGTGCCTTTAGACTACTATTTCCAGCATTCATAAGCTTTCCCCTAAGTGGATAGAGACCCATATTTGCATGACGTCTTACCGCATTTCGGCCTACATTTGCAAGCTGCTTTGCAGAATCACCCTCTGTAACTAGAAGCTCCGCATCATTTACTTTGAATAGCTTTGTTGCAGGGTCATACTTTGCAAACTGTGGTATTTTGTTCTTTCCAATCTTCATATCCTTTTGTGCCTTTTTATCGTCCTTATCCTGTAGGAGGTTCACGGCAGACGTATATAAATCCGTCTTTGCGAGTGATTGAATAAAAGATTTGCTGAGATCCCACTTGAAACCAAATTTACTCACAGGAGTATACAGTTCCTCCTTTGCCTGGGAAGTAAAGCGAGCATTTGGAATCCATGCCTCCGCAACAATAAGAAGAAGACCCTTTAACATACCCGGGTTAATGTTATGCTTCTTTGACAACGCGCTCGCAATATTCTTGAAAATATAATCATGAATCGTCCCGCGAGTGGTATGTGCTCCGTTTACATAAACAATAGATTCGGCATGATCCCGTGCAACAGTTACAGCAACTTCAAAACGAAGTGTTCCGTTTACTTCCACTTTATCCATGCAAATTTTCTCAAGAGAATCTCCCATAATTGCTTGAACATAGCCCTTTATTCCTTTGAATGGAATCTTTTGTCCGTTGAGATAAACAGAAGTATGCTTTGGTGCAACTACTGCTAGATCAAATACCTGAGAATGAATGATATCCCATTGACCCTCAGAAAGAGGGCCACGTAGTCCGAAATATGGAAGATCGGGAATGAATGTAATAGACACATACGGCGTTTTGTGTGACGCCTTTTTTACCACTGACTTTTCTACAGTGTACATGTTGTTTGTCCAGATACCATGATATGACTGTTTTGTACTTGGATCGTGAACAATCACTTCAAAATACTTGGAAAATACATTTGTTAGCTTGATACCAAGACCATGCTGACCAAGTTTGAATGATTCTTCATCGTCTCCAAAATTAGTACCAGTCATAAACCGACCAACTGCAAGCGCCACCGAATAGTCATTTCCCTCTGGAATGTACTCAATCTTGAATTTTGTATTTGTCTCAATCTTGATTGAACTATCCCTTGGATCAGTCGTTACTTTGATATTCTTAGAACCCATCTCATTTTGAGATGCATCTGATGCATTTGCAAGTGGCTCTTCGATAATCTTTAAAAGAGCCGGTGTTATCATTTCCTTAATTCGTTTTGGACCCGACATTGTCATAATCTCCTTATCGTATTGTACTGGTTCAACTCCACCAACATACATACCTGGACGTTTTAAGATATGGTCGTGCTGCGTTAAGACCTGGATCTTTTTGTCAGACATATGGATAATATCTTATCTTTGCGTATATATTAAAAAAAAGATTTGGATAATGACTTTTTCATATTATACCCGATTTGCCATACGTATAAGATTCTCTCCCAATACAAAACTAAATAGAAGGGTCCATCGTGGCAGTCTACATTCACCCTGGTACATATTTCTACCATCCCGGGGGTCAATTGTTGTCTTTTTATCATCTTTTACCCAAGCTTCTCCTTTATACTTTTTGCAGTAGTGCTTTGCAGCATCTTCATTCTTTACATAACACCTTCGTGTATCTTCATGGAACGTTTGCCACGCATGAACAATATAATTAGAATCCGTAAACTGAGTTTCTTCATACCAGTCATTAAACCCAATATATGGCTTGCTACCGCGATTCATAATTGCATGTGGCACACCAGACTTTGTCTGAACGCGATATACTTCATATATCATTCGATCTGCATTTTGATTTCGATAATGTTTAGAAATGTGAGAATCGTCATATGTATCCATTCTACCATGACCGTCTTTTGCATGCAACATCATACTATCGTCATTTTCCATGCCCTTTGTACACCATTGATATAAACGATTAATTCCCAGGAAAAACATCCTAGGTTCACTAGTTGCTCCGTCCATTGGTACAGGTTTCCAATTTGGATTTACATTACCATCGTAGTTAACAAAGTGACATACTTCTTCTTCTCCATAGTTCTTTTCATCATAGGAAGTAACACTCAACTTGTATACCCCCACACGTAACTCATTGTTATACTCACCCAATTTGATATGGGGAATGTCTCTTGGCGTACCGTTGGGATTTTTATATACTTTTGGATCAGGAGGGCCAATTACATTTACCCACACAAGATCAAAATACGTCTTTTCTTTTATTTCAATCTCTGCATCAAACATTCCTTCGTCATCACTATGAAGTAATGTACCATTTGGCCTGTTCTTTAGATGATGCTTGAATTCTGCCTTTATGTATGATTTTATACCAGATATTTGTGGAAAATTATCCTTAATATCTGACTTCTTTTTTATAACCGCTTCACCTTTCTTTAGCCATGGATTAACACCAGTTGTATTTCCATTGTAAAATATATACCATTTTCCAGCTAGTTTTATTTTATACATTTTCTTAGCTTCTAATGTATCCGGTGCGGTTTCATAGTCCACTGGCGTTGGATCAAATGCGTCAGTGTGTAAGAACTCACCCCATGCTTCGTTTATTGTAATTGTTGAAACTTCACTATTGATTTTGTTGTAATCAGACTCGGTCATTATTTTTATAACACGTGCATCAATCCATTTCTTAAAATAAATTCTCCCGTCTTTCTTGTATACATTTTCAAAATTTGACAGGTTCTTTATAATACGTGTCTTCAATGGAGTCGGGTGGTCATCGTCATCAACTTCGGCACTAGTAGCCACATCTGGAAAATTACGCGACCAAATCGCAATCGGGGCATTTGGTACACGATCCGGTGGTATCCCACGAAACTGGTATAATACATTGCCGGCAGTGCGTTGGTGTTCAAATACTTCATTCCATCGTCGAGCAGCCGCCTCATTTAGATAAATAGAACCCTCTACTAAATTAGAATACCGAAGGTCAAGTGTTACAAAACGAGGTTCGTGCCATGGGCGTGGTGCAAACGCTCTATAATATTTATCCTTCCATCTAAACACACCAAATAGTCGTACTACAGTTTCTCCTTCATTATATGCAGCTGCACTATCTCCCAGATTTACATTAACACCAGGGTGCTGTGCCAATTGCAATAGAAATTGTTGAAAACAACACATCGAAAGCCAGTTCGAGTGAGCACCATTTTTTGCACGTCCACCGGTTACATTTCCTTCATCACGAAACCCAAACTTCTTCTCTGACATTTCAGTTGGAGGACCCATCTTCTTCGTAATCATTTGTACTATCATATTATCCGCAACCCCCTTTCGCTTATATCTATGGTATTCAGCAGTGCGTTCCTTTATTTCATCCATATCAGGCATTTCTGGGATTAGCACAGAATCCAAATCATCCATAATATCTTCTTCTTTTATTTCATATGCACGAACACGTTCTTCTGAGTATGGAACCTTTGCTCTATAAATATCAATACATTTCCGACCAAACTCTTCACGTTCTGGAGTTACTTTTATATCATATATCGTGAGATTTGAATAATTAATTCCTCGCTTTGCTGCTGGAATATCTTCTGTGCTCACGGCACCAGTATATGCAGCAGTTGGTATACTCATTGCAAAGTACCAGAATGGCGCCGCCTTTGCATTTTCAAAATCTCTATTTGCATTTTCGGTAATATGACGCACTAAATGACCATACATTGTTGCATCACGATATTGTGGAGATTGACGCATCATTTCCAAGATGAGTGCAGAAAACTTTGCATGTTGTTTTTCCAAATCCGGAGTATCAATACCATCTACTTTTTTCAATATCTCATCTTCAAATACACGATCAGGAATCCCAAATGTCATTTGCATGACAAGAGCGGTCAAGCCAATATCCTGATCTGGATTATCTAGAATGTGTGCAACCGCACGTTGCTGATATGTGAAATATACATCATCATATGCTTGCTTATATTCTTCAGGGAAAAACTTTTGCACCGGGGCAATTGGTGGCCACGGTCTTGCATTTGTCTTTGCAACAAGAGCCGCGCGACATTCAAGATATACAACCTCTTCGTTGTAATCTTTTGGATCTAAACGATCATTTTCATTATTTGGATCCCACAGATCGATTAGTGTACCAATTAGCCCAACTGCCTCCAATGCCCACCCAATTGGGCCCATTGCCATGGACATCATAAACTTTGCAGCCATCATAAACTGTTTCTTTGCAAGCATAGATATTAGGCGTTTTCCGGCAGTCATCATTGCCTTTTTCTGTGCAAGTACGAACGCCTTTTTCTGCGCAATTCCCGCTAACTTACGTTTTGCAATCATCATACCAATGGTGGTAACAGTTTGTTTCCCAGAGGACCATGTCAGGTTTGCAATTGAACCAGTTAAACTAGTGGTCTTCATACCACCAAATTCCATTAACATGTTTTTCGTATTTTTCCCAATACGTTTAAAAGCTTTTTCGGATACTTCTTCACCAGCTTGAGATACCAAATATTGTTTTAGGGCAGAATCAACCGGTAGATTATCTATCAACTTTGGATCACCAAGAATCTTTGCGACGTTTTTAACAGCCGCTTTGGTTGCATCCTCACCCGCCTCACCACCAAAATCCTTCATAATAGCATATGCTAGTTTATCATCAAGTGTATTTACAAATTGCCCAGGAGGTAAAGCTGTGCCCGAAACCATGATACGATCCAATAACATTTCAAGACCACTACTTGCAATTTCTTCAGCCGCCATAATATAACCCTCAGACAGAATACCAAGTAACATGTCACCATGTGTAATTTGATCAGGTGTCATATTTGATTGTGGTTGATGTTCTACGATTGAATCTGATAGACTATTAATTAATTCTTCGTCTACATTAGAAAGTGCAACGGGGTCGGTATCACCATTTCCATCTTCGAAGCTTGGAATAAATGCTTTCTTTGCGGTAAAACGTGACCATATGTCAAACCCAAATACTTTCAATGCAATCAATGTAACAACAATCCCAGCGGCTACAAGTGCAATAAGCTGATTCGTTTTTAGGTTATTATACCAAGGTACGGTAGATTTTGCCATCCTTTCAATATACTTCTTAAAATAATCGATTAAGTATTAAAAATTTTATATGTCATATATTATAGAAATGACAGATTGGAAGGAGGCTGGTTATTCGGGATTAGCAGCATATGGTAAATTTAAGGCCATCATGGGAGCAATTATTGGTACGATTGTATGTCTCCTTATGATTGTATTTGGGTTCAAGTATATTGGAAAAAAGACAAAGTACTCAGCTAGCACGAATGTCCAAATAGCGGTCACGGATGGGTGCACAGCAAGTACAGAAACAAGAGACGGTCAAACTAGAACTGTCTACATATGTAATGTTCATGCAGAATATACTATAGGAGCGGACACATTTCAGTATAGTGACAAAATCACATCTAACAAAAAATATGCGAACGGGTCAAATGTAACTTTATATTATGATCCAAATAATCCATCGGATGCGACGCTGAAATATCACGTCAATCCAAGTACAATCGCACTTGCGGGTGTTATTCTCGGATTTGCTGGTCTTATTGGTACATGGGCATATACATATTTTGTATTGAAATATAAGCAGATTGCGGCAGTCACTGGGGGTGCTCATCTAGCCGGGGATCTCATTGGTATGATTAAAAATTAGTTTAATATTTCAAACTTAAGTGTCGTATTACGTTTTGGCAAACGCACAGTACGTGTTGTATTGCTGTGTTCCCCATATGCAACTTCGTGAATAGCTTTTTGATACTGAGAGATACAATCTGTAAGAGTATTTAGTAATGAACGTCGTATAAACAAAATTGGCATATTGCCATAATACGCATAACCATTTACATCTTTAATCTTTTTTTCATCGATTTCGGAAACATTAGATATTGTTTTATACTCTGGTGGGAATGAAATCAGTATTGAATAATCTTCAGGTGTCTTCATTTGATAAATGTACTGGGCAAATTTATACTTCAACTTATAATCATTATCCATCTGTATAGGAAACGTTGAATTTTCGAGTTCCCATAGTTTGTCCTTTGCCGTTATGTTTCCAATTGCAAGTTTTTTCCCTTTTACGACATATGCTAAACTATTTAATAGTATTCGCAAATCATATAATGCATGTAGCCCGTTCCTAATCTCGGAATACAATTCAATGTTGTAGGAAAATGCATCGTGCATCTTATCTTGCATTCTTGCAACAAAGGCTCGCATACTCTTTAGTTTCCTAGACAATTCACGCGTTAACGATTCGGTATTTAGTAGGTAAGACGATCGATGCAACATATTTTCGTTACATAAATAATCCCCGTTCTGTATTTCGACACATCCACGACCGTCTTTTATTGTTTTGCTTGATATTTTGGGTATACAATCCAATTCTTCAATATTTATATATTTAAATACGGCATGACTACCACTGTTTCGTGTAGTATATCTATATTTCTTATCAAATTTAGCAAGTGCAGTCAAATCCATCATAGTTTTGTGTGAACAGATTGCCATGCAAACAATTCGAAGCTCCCATAAATATTTATACAACTCGCTTAAGTATAACTTATTAGTTTCTAATAAATTATAAGACGTTGTGTCGTCATCCGACGACTCGTACCGTTCGATTTCCTGTTGCTGCATTTACATACACCACACAATTTATTTTATATAGTTATCTATATGTTTGGCCAATCGATTACAGTGACATTTGATGGAATTTCGGGTACATTAAATGTATTTGAAGCGGTTTCTTCCCTTGTTACGGACCTAATGTTTAAAATTGTAAATGACGACGACTTTACTGGTATTCGCATCTGCACACTTGATTCAAATCAAGTTTGTGTTATTTATGCGGATTTTGAAGCAACGGTAGATAATCTTGACATTGGTTCATCGGTACAAGTATGTGTTCCTGCAAAATTACTTGTAAGTGTTCTAAAGTGCATCAAGGAACAGAATATCTTAGTGTTTGAATATCCACAAACCGATGGAACACAGCAGCTAATCATTCATCAATACGAGCAGGAGAATTGTTCAATTACGCAAAAGTTTATTATCGATGCAATTGATGCCCCCTTGCAAGACGAACTAGATACTGAGTTTGATTACCCATATTGCATGACCATCTCTCTATCTGAAGTTAGGGAATTTATTGTAAATTCGGGTACATTTGGTGCAGATACTCTTACTATTGGAGTACGACGTTCAACCAAGGACGAATACAACGTTGCTAACAATCTTACACTTAGTACAGATGGCTCGATTAAATGTGAAAAAAACTACTATACGGAGCATAGTACAGAAGAACAGGCGAATGATTTTTGTATTGACAATACATTAGCAATGAAAGATCAACCAGTTGGTCACGAGTTTAACAACATTGTATGCAATACATTTGGTGTAAAATACATTAAGGATTTCCTACGACCACTTCAAGCAATTGATATTCGTCTAAGTATGGCAAATGAAATGCCAATTCGGCTAGATTATCCGATTAGTGAAAAGTCATTTATTACTCTCTTTATTACACCTAGAAATCTTGATTAATTATTCATATGTATCGATCTGTATTTGCTTCGTATGAAGAAATTAAATGGATCAAGTGTTCGACACATGGTGAGGGTATCTGGTTTAAAAATCACATGTATCCAAATGGTGATCTTTTAAAGAGAACACAATTCAATACATGTGAATCATGTAATGTTACCAACATTCTACCGGGTATAAATACAAATCACATTGTTTTCGATGACACAAAAAAGATTGGTGGACTTGGTAACCATATTCGTTTGTATCTTCAAACGAGTACATCATCTGAACCAATTTCACTGCTCGTGCTTAACATTTCATGCATGCAAAAACAATCCAAGCTTGAACGTTTTGTAGAACAAACTCAGGGTCTCTCACTAAAAGAAGAATGTGATCCATATTACGAATTTAATGGAGACCTAGCCGCAGATCTTATTCTCGAAACTCCCAGTAAACTTCCTACTATTATTTTACATCTTGCAATGCTTGATATCTCATGTGTATCATTTGATACGGAAGACAGTATCACCGTTCTTGTTGACAAATTCACTCGCACCTATTCCATGTTTACCTCCAATAAGGACCATGCACTTAATAAACCTTCACGTGAACCCCAAAATTGGCAGGCAGTATCATACTTGGGCGGTCAGCATTATACAGCAGAATCGCTCGGGCGAGCAATTGCAAAAACTAAACATTTACCATCATTATATGATGAGAAACTTCCTGAAATTCTTACTCGTTCTGTGCATACACAATCTTCTGCGCTTGCATATATAGATTCGTCAACAGAACAAATCTCGACTGTGAAATTAAAAGGAGACACTACGCCAAGAATTTGTTATGACTACCAGAAACTTATTACACTTGCATATGTAATTAATAAATACGCAAATCTACCGGAGTATACAACACAGATAAACGCCATCTTTCTATTTTTCGGAATGAATGGCTATATTGTTAGACAACTTGGCGCATACGTTCGATCAGATAAGTATAGAGGAACCGGCACAAACGTTAGAACATTTTCAGGGGAAGATGTAGGTTTAGAGAATATTGACGAGTATTCGTTGAAACGACTTAAAAAGATAGATGGAAAGTGGAGAGGTCTTAAGTATAGTGAGTGATCAGATTAATATATTGTAATCGTGTATATTAAAGGATACAATGGAGCCCCCACCACGCCCAACATCGAGGATCCCACTTCCGGAGGATACTATTATCAGAAAATCTGTATTTGGACGGGCAGTTACAGGTTTTGGATCCGAGGATGACCCCAGGTATTCCGAACTAAAGTGTGGGTCTGCAATTACACAAATTGTGAATGATTCACATACGTTTCATTCACATGAACTAAACAACCGGAAAACGTGGAACCACCCAACTAAAATAGCATGTTATCATTGCTGCCATCAGTTTAAGACTGCACCAATCCCGGCCCCAAAATCATACGACAGTTATTCGAAACAGTTTATTGTACATGGAAACTTTTGTAGTCTCTCATGCGCAAAGACTCATATTCTCGACAAGGAATCAAGTGCGCCGCATGCGCTTACGTTGTTTTTAAAAATGGCATCTGATGTATATGGCGTCAATAATTGTATTCCAACTGCACCACCAAAGACCGCACTAACTCTATTCGGAGGAACACTGTCAATTGATACGTTTCGAAGTGGAAAAGTAAATATAGCAGTCATGGAACCCCCATTTATTAATTCATATACTGTCATTGAAGAACGTAATCTTATGGAGCAGACTTCTTCATATGCAATGCCAATAGGAAGCGTCAAGGGCCTTAAGCGCCCACGCGAAAAGCTACACCTTATTACTGAACCAACGCCAGAAAAGTCGCCATATCAACTTTTTCTTGAACAAAGAAGTAAACAGAACAATGCTTAATGAATATGTATTGGTCAAATCACAAAAGTCGATGGACGATCTCGACAGAGTTCATATTCCACTTCATCGCGCACCGGTTGCACCAGAAGACAAGGGGAATTTTTATACGAAACCATTTGAAGATCTACTTCATCTATATCACCAACTAAGCAAGGATTCACCATATACTATTATGACATCAGTTATCAAAGATGAGCTTGAGAGGCGTCTATTTGATGTTCTTGAAACCAAGATCAGTCACCTGACACTTCTTGTAAACGAGCCATTTAATGACGATGCAATTATGCTATATGAAAACACTCGCCAATCTCTTATTAAAAGTAAGGAACTATACCTAGAAGGAAAACTAACAATTTCACAATTTTCAAATAGTGTCCGTGTATTTTAATTTCAATATAGAAAGGGGTGGGAGTGATTGGGTCAGTTACATGTTTAATACTGCGGATGTATGGGATTGTATGCGTGCTGAACGATTCTTAATAAAATTATTACATATTATAAAAAATACAGTTTTACCAGATCTCACTGTTCCATTAAATCTTAAAAAATACACACACAAAATAGAAATACCAAATAATATAGCAGTAAATGAAATTCTAATTACAATAAGCCCAGACCCACAAACGTTTGGTTACATTGATTGTAAGTACTATAATAAAAATTTCCCGATTTATATAAACGGTTCTGCTCGAAGAATATTTAAAACATACCCATCTCTTATTATGCACATTCAGACACTTACATCCCCCGAAGCATTCGTTGTATAATAAAAACAGCATTTCGTCGCACATGTTGGTGTATACTGGCCCATACTTGTTCAATCTCCGTCTCTGGTTCATATTTTTTACATGATAGTTTTGACAGTTGCTTTTGTGCATACAATGCATCATCCCCGGTATGAAGAAATTTCCCGTCTTTCCAATCCGTCTTCATATTCAATGAAGACGAACATTCCCACATAGCTTTCTTTTGTGTCTCCTTTTGATAAGATGTTTCATCTCGTGGTATATTTTCAATAATGCTTCTATCACAGTGAAAGTCAACTGCTGACAATGGAATGTCCGTTTCATTTATCATTCGTTCATGTACATATACTCCAGGTCGTATAAATCCAAATACTGTGTTGTACGAAACCAACGCAATATTGCAAGTATACCTAGTCTGCCACCGTGATGCAGCACACTTTAGCATTTCAATGTCGCATTTCATGCCGCCAAATGATTCGCGCAACAGGATTGAATTCGTAAGTGGGGTATTGTTTAAACTGAATGTCGGTGCGATATCAACAACGTCCAACATTGGATCTCTATACATTACAGTTGCAATGTAATAGACATATTTTATAATTTGCTGGATGTCATACTTTGTAAATTCATATGAATTAGAATGTGATGCAAGCATTAGCCATACAATCAAATTAAAATTAAACGGTACGATTGCATCTTCAATTGCAATAATAGGAAGACGCCTCAACAATTCACGAAGGCAATCTGGATTACATGTACATGTCCATGCAATATTCAATGCACCAACTACATTTCCCGTTCTTACATTCTTCTGTAGGCCCGACTTTAAATGATGCACTGGAATCTTTGGGATGTGGAATTTTGGATGATAGGTGGATCGATCGGTTGTTCGTTTATCATGAAGCTGAAACTTGGTTGTGTATTTTATAGAGCCCCGGCGAATACAACTATTAAATGGGGCAGATGACCATCTCGATTCTGGCACTTTATCAGTATATTTAACAACACCATCATCATATAATTCAATATGATAGACTTCATTCATCTCGCGAGATGCAGTCATAAGTTTATCAAACGCATTTACTTTTTGGTGTTTGGACATATGATTAATATAAGATGAAAACGTTTATCCTTACTTGCAATGTCCAGTATATATTTGTAAGATTGCAGATATACAGGGCATACAGACAGACAGGCAAAGTATATGTTTAACACCATAGAAGATGCCACATGGTCTGTTGTCGGTGATTACATAAACAGCGTTTCTCAAGTAGCTCACCAGCTAGAATCATACGATCACTTTATCGAAAACCAACTTCCATACATTATTGGAGAAGGGAGTGACATTTCATATATGCACTCGAGCGGAAAAGTGTCCCATCATGTACACTTTACAAACCCAAGTGTGAATCGTCCAGCAATTCAGGAATCGGATGGCTTTTATAAGCCAATCACTCCTCACATTGCTCGGCTACGTGGCCTTACGTATTCATCTACCGTAGTTGTAGATGTAATTCATGACCGCATTAATCACACCATATCACCACCAACCCTAATCAATCGCAAGGTATTTCGTAACGTAATCATTGCACAGATCCCTGTGATGGTGCGTTCCAAACTTTGCTATCTCTCCGATGTCTCCGAAAACGAACTATCCGCCGACGCAAAGAAACACGAATGCAAGGTAGACCCGGGCGGGTACTTTATTATTAGTGGAAATGAGAAGACTCTGATTCCACAAACCAAGATTAGGACGAACCATGTATTCATTTTTCCAAGCAAGCATGGCGAAAAGCACAAGTACACCGCAGAAGTTAGGTCATGTCACGAAGCCAAGCTCCGTAGCACCAGTACCATTTACATGCAAATCAATGATATTTCAAACGGGGAAGTCCCAGTTATCACATGCAAACTTCCATTTCTAAAATCTAGTCTCAGCGTATTTGTTCTTTTTCGTATGCTAGGAGCGGAGAACACAGACGATATTATCAACTACATTGGAAATATTCCAAAGAACACAGAAGCAATTCTTCGAATTATGTTAGATTCGGATACCAAACAAAATTACTCGCGTGATGCCATTATGGATTGGGTAGGTCGGAACGTCACGAGCGACACGACTCGCGCGACAAAGGAATCTCGCGAAAAGTACGTGGATCACATCATTACGTCTGAGTTGGTCCCACATATGGGCCTTACAAATAACCCAGAAACCAATAAAAAAAAGATGATTTTTATTGGTCACATGATTCAACGCCTTATGACTGTAGCTACAGGACATGAAGTTGTAGATGACCGCGATGACTTTATTAATAAGCGCATTGATTCGGCGGGTGCTCTACTTGCGCTTCTTCTCCGACAGCATCACCGTGGGAATGCAATGCAGGGACTAAGTACTCAGCTACGCAAGCAGGTGGAATCGCCACGCGAATCGACATTTAATGTTGGTGAGATTGTGTCTCACAAAAAAATTACAAGCGGACTAAAGTTTGCATTTGCTACGGGTACATGGGGTATTTCCCGTGGTGGCGGTACTGCCAATGGCGGACAGACAGGTGTGGTACAGATCTTACCGCGCCTAACTACCATGGCAACCCTAGGCTCTTCGCGAAAGATCAATACACCTATTGCTCGCGAGGGGCGCACTGCCGGACCGCGCATGCTTCATCCAAGTAGCTGGGGACTTATATGTTGCTCCGACACCCCAGAAGGCCAGGCATGTGGCCTTGTTTCAAATCTTGCAATGACTACCCGTATTCGCATTGGTGCACCAATGCAGCCAATTGCAAAGCTTCTTATTTCAATTGAAAATACCATCGACATTTCTTCCGCCACAACACATGAGAGATACATTGGATATGCACTTCATGTGAACGGTACAATCGTAGGATATGCAATCACAGTCGAGCACATCAAAGAAATTGCAACACAGATGCGATCACTCCGTCGTCGTGGCAATCTTCCATTTGATTGTTCCGTTAGCATTTCAAACTACAATTGTCTGTTTGTAAACTCCGATCATGGGGCGCTGCTTCGTCCATTGATTATTCGCGATAGGTATCATGACTTTGTCCAAATTGCAATGCAGGATCCTGCTATCGTACCAAATAAGTACACACGCATGCTCCGCGATGGGATCATTGAATATATTGATTCTGCAGAGCAAACAAATATGCGAGTTGCTATTCATCACACTGACATTGAGCAGGATGAATACACTCACATTGAAATCCACCCAGCTCTTCTTACTGGTATTTGTGTGTCCCAGATTCCATTCTGTGATCATAATCAGAGTCCTCGTATTGCATACCAGGCTGCGCAGTGCAAACAAGCCATTGGTCTATATACCACCAATTTTGCAGAACGCCTAGATACAGTGGGTCATGTGCTCGCGACGCCACAAAAGCCACTTGTTACCACTCGGCTCGAGGAGCTACTCGGTACAAGTGTTGTCCGCTCCGGGGCGGTGCCGATCGTGGCAATCATGTGCTACTCTGGGTTTAATCAGGATGACTCCGTCCTTCTGAACCAGTCATCCATTGATAGGGGTCTCTTTGCTAGCTTTGCATATCACACCATTCGTGATGAAGAAAAGGGGACTGGTGCGGACATTGAACGGTTCGAGAATCCGAAAAAAATCCAAGGATGTGGCGGATTAAAGGAGGCTGATTATTCCAAGATTGATGATAATGGATTGCCAATTATCGGTAAGACGTTTTACAATGGTGACGTAATTATTGGTAAGGTGGTTTCCATGTCTCTTCTCCAAGCGGATCCAACAGAAGGAGAAGTTCGTCGCGACTCGAAGCGTGACCGGTCCCACGTACTGAAGACGGACGAACCCGTCGTTGTCGATGCTGTGTTTCTTTCAAAGACACCAGAAGGTCATGGATACGTAAAGGTTCGAACGCGGGCGGTTCGCATTCCCATGGTTGGTGACAAATTCTCGTCCAGGCACGGTCAAAAGGGTGTATGTGGTGTCACCATGCCGGCCGCTGATTTTCCATGCACACCAGATGGTATTGTCCCAGATATTATCATCAACCCACATGCCATCCCATCGCGTATGACAATTGGTATGCTTATGGAGATGGTTCTATCCAAGGTGGCGTGTTATGAAGGAGAAACACAGGACGGTACTCCATTTACAGGCAACAACATCGAACTCATTGCAGACAGGTTAGAAGCACATGGCATGCAGCGATATGGCAATGAGATGCTATATAATGGAATGACGGGAGAAATGTTAGACTCTATGATTTTCATTGCTCCATGTTATTACCAGAGGCTTAAGCACATGGTAGTCGATAAGTCCCACGCGCGCAACCGCGGGGCGCTCCAACTTCTTACTCGTGCTCCGGCAGAAGGGCGGTCTCGCGAGGGCGGTCTTCGTATTGGCGAGATGGAAAAAGATTCAATTATTAGTCACGGTGCTGGAGATGTTGCAAAAGATCGACTATTTGAACAATCAGATATTTTCGAATGCGTGGCATGCGAAAAATGCGGCCACTTTGCCAGGGATGGTGTTGATGACACATCCATAAAAAATTCGGGGATGTGGTGTGAAAACTGTAAAACCGGGGAACACTGCACTCACATCCAGCTCCCATACTCGATGAAGCTTCTTATTCAGGAATTAGCCGCCGCTCATATTTCTGCTACATTAGAGTTTTGATTTTTTGTAAATACTTTACTCGTTAATATGAACTCACTCATTGATTTCACTATTATATTTACGTGCCATACTTTCTTGACATATGTGCATTAAACTCTGTGCGCTTTTTCTTATAGTCGGAATAACTTTCAAAATTAAGACGTCCACTTTCTTTTTCGACGGATTTACTTGCTAATCTCCTATTCACATTACGTTTTATCACATCCCTCCCTGCCTGATGCATGCCATCCTCCACTGCCAACACTTCTTCATTCGTCAACTGCTGTAGATCCTTTAGATTTTCTTGCTTCTTTGCACCAATTTCCGCATCAGTATACGAATATTTAAGTTTATTATTCCATGCAACACGGGCAATTATAATTGCAAATACAAACAATATACCAACAATTACTATGTTGTTCATTTATATACTACTAATATTTTTTGTGAATATTCCACACTTTTACATCTACTGGCATATTTGGGACATCCACTTCATGAACATTACAAATATCGTAGAGCACATCAGAAAAATGTTTCTTGTAGTCGGCAAGAAATGGTTCATATTCCTTGACTGTTGATAGCATCTCATCTGCAGGGGGGAGAGTTGCTGGATTATAATCCAGTACCCAAATATCATCGCATCGATTTACAAGGTTGTTTAGGATCTCATGAGTCGCCTTATGTGGTAGTTCGTGAAATAAATTGGAAACTACAGCAACATCATACTTGTATTTGATATTAACTGCATTTAGATGATGAAACTCAACGTCATCATTAACATCACGTTCCTTTGCCACGTCTAGCATCTCACATGATGCATCAACTGCAACAAGTTTACATGACCGATCAAGAAACTTGTTGAGTTCAAATGTGGTCTGACCAACACCACATCCAATGTCGATGACACCCGAGTCCATGTAATACTGAGAAATATACTTGGCGAATTTTGCACGTGGATTTACTCCGTCATGTAAATACATGTCTGTTGTGTCTTCAATCGTTTGGGCAACTGAAGCATGGATCTTTCCCATCAATCCATGATTGGACATCAGATGGATTGGTGTATTTAAAATAGCCTGTGATTTGGATACAAATCCACTTGATTTTATATCAAGTGCCGATGTCACGATACATACCGATAGGAAAAATGTAAAAGTCTTCATTTCTATACGTAAAATATAATTACATGTGTTTGTTTACAAATGAATCACACCATAACTTATAAATCTTAGTATGGATGTCCTTACGGGAAATACGGATCTTATCATCCATACAGTTTACAATATTATACGTACGATGAAGTGTGTCTGTTTGCTCGAGGTAGATCTTGCGAACATTGTTCTTATAATCGAGTGGAGCGAGTTCGTTCTGATCAAGTGCAGTGCGAGTAGTATCTTTTTCCATGGCATTTCGTGCCACCTCTGGTGGGAGATCGAGGTAGATGACATGGTTTGCACATGGGAGGCCAAGGATTTTATTTTCGAATAGTTCCGTCTGCTTGGCAACGTAATCACGGTTACGATACTCATGTGCTCCCTGATGTGCGATATTTGAAATAATATAACGGTCTAGAATAATGTTGTATCCGCGAGAAATCCAGAAATCTAGAATATGTTTCACTGACCAACGATTCTGTGCATACAACGACGCAATAAGGTATGGGTCAATGTCTTTAATATCACCGAATTTCCCTGCAAGAATTTCACGAATAAGCATACCATGCTGACGTTTATTATTTGGAAAATCGATCGTTTTTACTGGATATTTCTCTTGTTCGAGTCGACGGCGGAGAAGGAGTGCCTGTGTCTGTTTGCCACATCCATCACCTCCTTCGATGACGAAAATCCGGCCACGGCGTTCTGGCTTAGTGAAGAATTCGTGGATTTGGTATTTGTCTCCCATGATTACATGATCTTCTTTCCATAGAGATGGAACTGGGACGTCAGTATGCGTTACAATATACATTGGTATTTTAAGTACGTGAATTGCGTATGTAACACTTGCAATTCGATTTGCATCGGCGTTGCTGTCATGATTTACAACGATACAGTCGGCATGCTTCATTTCTGCGTGGTTTAAATCGTACATAGTATATAAGTTTTTATAAAACTCATATTCAAGAGGGTCGGGGAGAATACATATCGATTTGTAAGAGGTTTTCGACATACAAACTATTCTAGTTTTTGGCGTTTATTGGAAACAGTTTGTTTCCACCTTTCCAATTTAGCCGGGAACCACATATGGATTAGTTGTTATGATGTGCTCAAGCTCCACAGGCTTCGCAATCGTTGTTTTCGGATGCATCAATGGTGAACTTAATTGCGTCAGCAGCCGGGCGCGTACGAAGATAATACATACCTATTTAAAGTATAACATGTTAAGATATTATATAATGCGTGTGGTGTATGTGATAAATTACAATGGCACCTGTCTTAAGACCCTTCTTCCAACCATAAAAGTGCATGGAAGTCAGCTTGGCAGCAGTTGGTTGTGTAATGAAGACATTGAACGACTGACTTTGACAGATGAAGGCACCTCGATCGGCTGCCATGTCAATTAGTGTTCGCATGGAGATTTCCCATACGGTTTTGTAAATTGGTTTGAGATCCTCTGGGAATCCCGGGATGTTTTGCACGGACCCATTGGCGGCAATAATGTAATTCTTCATCTTGTCATTCCAAAGGCCGAGCTCAGACAGATCCTTAACCAGATGGCGGTTCACCACCGCGAATTCACCAGATAACACACGACGAGAGTATAGATTTGAAGTAAACGGCTCGAAGCATTCGTTATTACCAAGAATCTGCGCGGTAGATGCAGTGGGCATTGGTGCAACGAGTAGAGAGTTACGAGCACCATGCTCCTTTACCTTGGTACGGAGTGTGTTCCAGTCCCAGCGATCAGATGGAGTAACATCCCACATATCAAACTGGAATTTCCCCTGGGAAAGAGGGGAACCGTCATATGTCGGGTACTTCCCCTTTGTCCTGGCCATGTCACATGAAGCAGTCATGGCGGCAAAGTACATTGTCTCAAAAATTTCCTTGTTTAGAACACGAGCATCCGGGGAATCAAACGCCATCTTGAGCATCATGAACACATCAGCAAGACCCTGTACACCAAGACCAATCGGACGATGACGCATATTCGACCTTTCAGCTTCTGGGATAGGATAGTAATTCTTATCAATAACCTTATCAAGGTTGCATGTGGCATGATAGGTTACATCATAAAGATCCTGATGATCAAATGCACCGCCCTTTACATACGTAGGTAGTGCAATAGATGCTAGATTACAAACCGCGGTCTCGTCGGGAGCTGTGTATTCAATAATCTCCGTACAAAGGTTGCTCTGCTGAATCGTGCCAAGATGCTGCTGGTTCGATTTACGATTGCAAGCATCCTTGTAAAGCATATAAGGATTTCCCGTCTCAATCTGGGAATCCATGATTGCAAACCATAGCTTCTGTGCGGGAATGGTCTTGCGGGCACGACCCTCGGATTCATACTTTTCATATAGCTTGACATAATCATCGCCCCATACATCTGCGAGGCCAGGACACTCGTGTGGGCAAAACAGAGACCAGTTCTTACCCGCCTCAACGCGCTGCATAAAGTGATCAGAAATCCACAGGGCATAAAACAGGTCACGAGCACGCAATTCTTCCTTCCCAGAATTTTTACGGAGCTCAAGGAATTCGAAAATGTCAGCATGATGACACTCGAGATACATTGCAAACGCTCCCTTGCGCCGACCGCCGCCTATATATTAAAAATACGCATGAGAAGCAGTAAAAATGCAATCTAATAATGTCTATAAATACCTTGATCAACATATCGAGCAGTAGAGTCAAATACACGAAGCATTGGCACTAGACCATTTGAATAGCCACCCGTACCGCTGATATAACTGTTCTGTGCACGAACATTGTGAATCGAAACACCGATCCCACCGGCATTTTTGGAAATAAGTGCACAGTTCTTGAGAGTATCAAAGATACCATCAATAGAATCGTCCTTCATCTTAAGAAGAAAGCAGGAAGACATCTGTGGGTTCTTTGTCCCAGCGTTGTACATTGTTGGCGTGGCATGGGTGAACTTCTTATTACTGAGAAGTTTGTATGATTCTAGAGCGGCATCAACGTCCGGATAATGAATACCAATGGCGACGCGCATAAGCATCTGCTGTGGGCGTTCGACAATTTCACCATTAATTCGGGATAAATAAGACTTTTCCATGGTTTTGTACCCAAAGACGTCGTACTCTAGATCCTTTTCATAATTCATCACTGTATCAAGCTTATCTGCATGTTCACGGATGCATTTGATTACATCATCTGCAATGAGCGGAGACCACTGGCCAGTCTTTGTATTAACATAAGTGTAAAGACTTTCCATGACAACGGAGAACTTATCAGATGTCATCTTATGTAGAGAAGAAACTGCAATACGGGCAGCAAGTTTGGAATAATCCGGGTGAGTCATTGTTAGATACGTGGCGGTTTCAACGGAAAGGTTATCTAGCTGAACGGTAGTCACTCCATCATATAGACCCTGAACAACCTTAATAGACACCACCGCAGGATCAACAAAATCAAGACCATAGCTTAGATTCTTGAGGCGTTTCATAATTTTATCAAGCTGAACCGGCTCGCGGGTTCCATTGCGCTTAACTACCTCCATAATGCCTATTCAAAAAATATAAGTTAATCAGATAGTCCTACACATATACATAGCGAGTGTAATGTGAGCTCACCGATTGTCGATAAATGTTATTGGTTACGAACATGCTCATGTACCGATTTGGAAATTACATAATTTGCCAAGCATAAATTTCCGATAACACAAAATATTTCGTTTATTGTCGTTGCCATCCTTAACTTACTATCTGTTATCTTTATAGACTCCATGATTAAAAACATTCCCCAATTCAATGAGAAGATAAGTAACCATTTTCCGTTCGTTGCCATTAGTCCTGTCCATAAATAAATACACCACGATAATATTGTATGCAATCTCGCATACTGCGTCAAAGTACCACTCGTCTCTGCACTAAAACTTATCGTAATAAACATGAGCATGGATGTAATCATTTTGGATGTGTTTACCGATGATATTCTCACCTTTGGTGAAATATTAAGATATGCAATTGAAAATGCATGATGCGTCATACACATATATGCCATGTTGCATATATTTGACAGAATGACTTTTAATATTATTACATCTATCAAATGGAATATAAACCTAGCCGTGAAATATATAAGTATACAATGAACAGTCAATTGTGCACTTTTCAGCGGGGTATGGAGCGGGAAAACATTAATCAGCGAAAATATTAATACAAATCCAAATAAATTCAACATGGGTCCAAATCCTTTATCCACCACATGCACGGCAGATGGATGGATCACAATTGTCATTCTTTACAAGAATACATACAAAATAATCAGATTTACTATTTTCTATACACTATAAATAAACGACTACAATGTTTACTGACCTCACTAATCAGATCCTAGCGCTTGCGGGCATTCCACCAACCACCCTTGGCGATGAGCCACTCCTTCTTTCATGGAAGGACGCTCTCGATCTAGAGACTACTGGCTCGTGGGCGGCGGCAGTGCTTCGCATTACTGGGGATGGCAAGACAACCGGTCATCATGCGGTTGGTTACACCGATATGGTTGCACTTCTCCCATGCCTCAAGGCGTTTGCTCCGTTCCCAGAGGAGTTTAATGACGAGCTAACGGATACCATCAAGGTTCAGAAGTTTTCCCGCAACCCACAGGTTTGGCGCGCACTCAAGCAGATGACCAAACTGGTCGCAGATACACAGGAAACCAAAGTTCTTGTTCCTGGCGTCGAGGAGATTCGAATGAACATTGCCGAATTTCGTGCGAGCAAACTCGCTGCTTCTGCAACACCAGCTCTTGCCAATATCCCGGAACCAGAGATTACCGATACGAATGCATCCATCCCAAAAGCTGTTCGTCAGGTCTTCACCAATCTAGTCAAGGAGGTGTCCGCGGATTCCACAGCAGGGAAGAAGTTTATCACATACACCAAGCCAATGACTGGTGAGTTTATCCTTTCGAAGCTCCAGGAGATCCATTCCAAGCACGGCGAGGAGTTCGAGGAGGCATGTGATAACTCTGATACCGCGTTTCTATGTGATACCGTTGACTGGTCCCCACTATTCCCTGACGAGAAGCGTCGCAATTACTTTGTTACAAAGCTCGATCAGGCAGATGATGAACAGCTTACGCGTATTCGCACACAGCTTAACCACATGAACTCGTTCACCCGTGTTCAGGATCACCTTCCAGCTGGAATGATGACCAAGATTGAGGAGTACACCTCCGGTCTTCTTACAAAGCTAAAAAATAAGGAGATGAAATTTTCTGATCTTAATATCGAGGAGATTGGTCGTGACGTCGTCGAGTCCAGCTCCGAGGCTGACGTCGATAAGATGGGTGAGAGCATTAACGAGCTCATTCCTGTCATTCAGCGTAGCGGTCTATTTGACCAGATTATGAAACAGCACATGAATTAATTAGATGGTGTTATCTTGTGTCCACAACAATCAAATAAGAATGATAGAAACATTACACCAAATAAACAAAACGCAGTTACCGCACATGATCCTATTATTTTTGCTGTCCCTAGTTTCCATGTGTCTAATGCGTCCGTCACAACTTCTAATATAGCGTCTGCCCATGTTAGTATCACCGCAATAGCAAATGCCGTAAATAAACTATTTCTAAAAATTAGTACAAGTGGATCATTTGTACTGCACTTTTTTATGTATTCTTGTGTAGTTTGTGGGATGTTAGAGGTACCGGATCGGGAGGCAGGTGGTGTCATTTACTATTGGTGATATAATAATATTATGATTTAATGTTTATGGGAAATAGAGAACGTTGTTAAGTCTACACGCGAACAAACTTCGATTACTTGTTTCGCACGTTTCTTTGTCTCATTTATAGTATATTTATCAATTCCATCATGTGATTTACCTTCTGTTAAAATAGTTAACTTTGGTGTATATTTATATAGCATCTTTGTTAAATTATTACATGAATAGTGGTTTCCATGACATTCCATTGAAATGATGTTTAAATACGATAAAAGTCCCTGTTTATCCATTTCATTAATAATAGAATGTTCAGCGCCCTCAATGTCCATTTTTAAAATAATGTAGTCGTTAGTCGAAAATGACGTACGAAACCATGTAACAAAGTCAACAGTTCTTGTTACAAATGAACCACTATCAATTCCAGTATTAGGAATTGCACCGCCACGAATTAACTGTCGTGGGCTTCCAGTTAAACGCATCCATCCATTTGACGAAGAAACTGCCGCGGGTATGAATGTATATCTATCACGATTACCTTGGGGAGTTTTTGCTTGTTGTAACCGGGCTTCAATTACTTCAGTATTATTTAAACGAGGGTCAATCTGCAATGCAGATAGTGCATTATGTAACTTATTCCACATACATTTACGCATATAGTCATATGGTTTCCGAGGGCAGCCGTAGTACTTGGCATATTCCGATAAATGTTTTGATGAACCACTTCTTGGTAGGCACGTTTCTGGTTCTTCGTTTGTATTACCATTTAACCAATTAAAATATTTATCTGCAAATGGTTGAATGAGTGGACTTGCTTCAAAACCATATACATCAAATGTTGATGTATTGTCAAACTGCTTATATAGTCTGATTGTATTACACCAATTTACACCAAGATCAATGTAAACCGAACGATGAGCATAACACGGTATAGTTTTCAATAACAGAAACATATGTATAGCGCAGTAAGTTTATTTGATATCTGGTATATACTCACAGTTTAATACTAGTATACGTTATTATATAATTATCAACATTATACAATGAAACAAGTATTATATGTACGAATAATATGTATATTGTTTATATCTATCTAAAAGATAGTAATCACGATTCAAATAATACTATTTAATATTATAAAACAGATACACCTAATATACCACTATTTATCCAATGCATATCCATAGTACGTGCACGGTTAAACTCCGTAACACTGTTATGGTCCGACACATTTGGACCAATAACGGTCAAGTTTACATGTCCCAATATAGCACTTATTGCAGAAAACGTAGACGTAGTCCCTAGGCGTACTACCTTTCGAGATTTATGAAGCATACATAAATCATCAAGTGCAGAGTTTTTTTTATTGTATGTCACATGTATGGCATGTTCATGTAATACATTTATATAACGAGTAGCCCATATATGGTCATCACTTGCAAGTGATATGTATTTTATATTATTGGAGATGAGCCATTTGGTAAACATGTCGTAGTTATAACGTAATGATGATTTAGACGACCATTTTGTTTTGATCTTATCGCCTCGACGTGAATGAACAGATATATTTACAAATTCAGTATTGCAATTATCCAAATAAATCGAGCGCGTAACTTGTTTAATAATATGTCGAGTGTCGTTTTCGGAATGCATATAATTCGAAGATATCCATTTATAATCTTTTATTCCACATTCCGGGATAAATATCTTACTTGACCACGGTAAGATATACTGTGGTCGTTTATCCCAATTATACTCTTCCGCGGGATAGTATGTAAAATGCGGCGATCGTATACGCGACAAATTATAATAACCATGTTCACGTGTATATGCAGCAATTACATTGGCATGTTGACACCCCGAAAGCAATGCTATAGATACTGCCGAAAATGTTTCAAACATTAAGTCACCAAGGCCGGTTGTACATGAAACAAATACCGTGCATTTATTAACAGG